CGGGGCGATGATGCCAGCAGAAAGTGAAAAACAAAAGAAATTTATGGATGCTGCGGCCAATAACCCAGCGTTTGCAAAACAAGCTAATATCCCCGTAGGGGTTGCAAAAGAGTTTAGTGAGAAGAGCAAGGGCATGAAGTTTGGTAAGGGTTCAAATGCAGCCCGTCCCGACCTTCAAAAAGTTAATAAACCTAAGACACTTCATGGGAAGATGTCATTAATGAAAAAAGGTGGTGATACTATGGCTACAAAGAAAATGGCTAATGGCGGCATGCCTATGAAAGACGGTAAACCCGCTTTTATTGGTGACGGTAAAGGCGCAATGAAAAACGGCGGCATATCCTCTTCCCTAAAAGCGCATGCTTCTGCATCAGCGTCTAAGGCTCATGCTGGCATGAAAAACGGTGGCATGGCCCCGTCTAAGATGAGTGCTGTAAAAACCGGTAAAACACCAAATGGTGTTGCGTCTAAGGGTAAAACCAAAGGCACAATGGTCAAGATGAAAATGGGCGGCAAAGCCTGCTAAGGAGCTAAACATGAAACGTTATAACGGTGAAAATGGTAGTGCGGTTGAAATGGATGCCGAAGAAGCAGCAAACAAAAGCACAGAGGGTATGTTGTCAAACCCCAACGCTAAAGAGTTTGGCGATTCTGGTACTTCCGAAACGGCAAAAGCTACGCCTAAAGCTGCCCCCAAACCTAAAGCCGCTGCTAAGCCCGCTGCTAAGTCTGAGTCTAAACCCGCCGCTAAAGCAGCCCCTGTTGACGAGACCAAAATGTCTTTGTCTGAGCGCATGAAGATGAGCCGTGATCGCGCTAAGTCTGGTAGCACAACTGATACACGTTCAGTTAGCCAGCGCCTACGCTCCGCTTTTGGTATGAAAAATGGCGGCTCCGCTTCTAGCCGTGCTGATGGTATTGCCACCAAAGGTAAGACTCGCGGGAAGATGTGCTAAGCCATGGCCGATCCAGTCTACACTGCTGAAATGGGGCAACCGCCCATGGATCCCGAAGGCGCACCGGCTTCTAAAAAGCCAGCGGCTAAAAAGCCAGCGCCCAAGACTCCAGCCCCTAAGAAGACTGCGCCTAAAGATTCAGTCTTTCGTGAAGGCATGCCTGTACCGCAAGACGTTGACGGCGCATCCGTAAGCAAAAAAGCTAAAGGTGGCTCTGTTTCTAGTCGTGCTGATGGCTGCTGCACCAAAGGCAAAACGCGGGGTAAATTCGTATGATGGCTAGCCGTGGTATGGGAGACATCTCCCCCTCTAAGATGCCCAAGGGTAAGAAGACTGCCCGAAGGGATGACACTGACTTTACCCAGTACAAAGAGGGTGGGGCAGTAAAATCTAAAGTGAACGAAGCTGGTAACTATACCAAGCCCGGTTTACGTAAACGGATTTTCAACAGCGTTAAAGCTGCTGCCATCGTAGGTACTGGCGCGGGTCAGTGGTCAGCGCGTAAAGCGCAGGTCATGGCTAAACGGTATAAAGCCGCAGGTGGTGGGTACAAAGACTAGTATGAAAGCGCCGCAGCAATCCCTTAAAGATTGGGGCGACCAGAAATGGCGTACCAAGAGTGGAAAGCCGTCTAGTAAAACAGGTGAGCGGTACCTTCCAGAAGCTGCGATTAAGAGTCTTAGCCCTAGTGAGTACGCTGCAACTACTAAAGCTAAACGTGCTGGCAAAAAAGCCGGAAAACAATTCGTAGCGCAACCAAAAACGATAGCAAAGAAAACAGCAGGATTTAGATAATGGCCATCTCAGGAACCACTGCATTTAATCTTGACCTCACGGAGATCGTTGAGGAAGCGTTTGAGCGTGCTGGTTCTGAGATGCGCACAGGCTACGACTTGCGCACTGCGCGTAGGTCTTTAAACCTTTTGTTTGCAGACTGGGCTAACCGTGGTTTGAACATGTGGACGTTTGAGCAAGGGACGATCCCCCTCGTTCCCGGTACCGCTACATACAACCTACCTGCAGATACAGTAGACTTGATTGAACATGTGATTCGCACAGGTGCGGGAAACGCATCAACACAAGCGGACTTGACCATTACGCGTATTAGTGTTTCTACTTACGCAACGATCCCAAACAAGTTGCAGCAAGCCCGTCCTATTCAAGTGTGGATTGAGCGCCGTCAGGAAATCCCCACGATTACCGTTTGGCCCGTTCCAGACAACTCGCAGACCTATACGTTTGTGTACTGGCGTTTGCGCCGTATTGACGACGCAGGGACTGGTGTAAACACAATGGATGTCCCGTTCCGGTTCTTGCCCTGCATGGTAGCGGGCTTGGCGTATTACTTAGCCTTAAAGGTTCCCAATGGGGCCGAGCGTTTACCCGTACTAAAACAGCAGTATGATGAGGCTTGGGAGTTAGCGTCCACGGAAGATCGTGAAAAGGCGGCTGTACGTTTTGTGCCGCGCCAGATGTTTATAAGCTAGTGGTACGTAAATGGGCAATCGTTTTGCATCCGGTAAGAACAGTATCGCCATGTGCGATCGCTGCGGCTTTAGGTTCAAATTAACTGTTTTGCGCAAAGAAATCATTAAGACCAAGACGTACGATTTGCTTGTGTGTAACGCTTGTTGGGATCCCGATCAGCCGCAGTTGCAGTTGGGTATGTACCCAGTAGACGACCCACAAGCTGTACGCAACCCGCGTAGGGACACAACGTATGTGACTGCAGGTGTTAACACATCTGGCAATTTAACAGGCGGTAGTCGAGATATTCAATGGGGCTGGAATCCAGTTGGTGGTGCCAGCAGTTTTGATACAGTTCTAACACCAAACTACTTGGTTTCTAGGGCAATTGTTGGTACAGTAACCATATCTTAAGGAGCTAATCATGGCATACACAAAATCAGCCGACGGCGTTGCAAAAAAGGGTAAAACCAATGTGCAAGTTATGGCAAACAGCGGCCCTACAAAAGGCACTGATAAGGGCGGCAAAAAAGCATCTGGCGTGAAAAGCGAAGCGATGATGAAAGTCGGTCGCAACATGGCACGCGTAAACAACCAAAGTGGAGGCTAATATGGCTACATACAGCAAAAAGATAATGGGTAAAGAAGTTGGTGACGCCGACGTTTATGCGGAGCCTCACACCATGACCGGCAAAAAAATGCCAATCTCTTCCAACCCCGGTAAAGATTCTGGCCTTGAAAGTTTGGCAGCTATGCAGCCGCGCATGAGTGTTGGCATGTACAACAACTCACAAGGCAGAGAGCAGCCTAAAACCAGCGGTATTAAGATGCGCGGTACTGGGTGCGCTACCAAAGGCGTGATGTCTCGCGGCCCTATGGCTTGAGGTTTATATGGCAACACTAGGTGCGCTGACTTACTCCCAATTGGTGACTGCGGTATCTGATTACACGCAGAACACCTTCGACACGACTGACATGAACACCATGATTCAGCAGGCGGAGCAGCGCATCTATAACTCAGTGTCGCTACCCAATTTACGTAAAACATCGACTACAGCGCTAACACCAAATGTGGAAACGTTTAATGCGCCCACAGACTTTTTGGCTGTGTATTCGTTTGCTGTAGTTGATGGCAGTGGGAACTACGTTTACTTGCTTAACAAAGACCCCGCGTTCATGCAAGAGGCGTACCCTAATCCAGCTACTACTGGGGTTCCAAAGTACTACGCAATCAACGGCCCATCTTCGCCTGTAACTACGTTGCAGTTTATTCTTGGGCCTACCCCTAGTGCTGCATTCGTAACAGACCTTAGTTATTTCATCATGCCTGAGTCAATTGTTACTGCGACTACTACATGGCTGAGTACTAACTTTAGCTCTGTGCTGTTGTATGGGACACTGGTTGAAGCTAACACCTACATGAAGGGTGAGCAAGATTTGACCGCTTTGTACAATCAAAAGTATATGGAAGCATTGGCACTCTTGAAGAACTTGGGCGATGGCAAACAGCAAACAGATACCTACCGCTTTGAATCAAGGGTCACACCGCAATGAGCATAGTTCAGACCCAAACCACAAGTTTCAAAGCGGAGTTGTACCAAGGTATACATGCGCTTACCACAGACGTTATCAAGATTGCCTTGTACACGGCGAACGCCAACCTGAATGCGGATACCACAGCGTATTCGAGTTTAAACGAAGTATCAGCAACATCGGGCGCAGCACCGTACTCACCGGGTGGAGCGATCCTAACGCCGGTAACTGTTTCGTCCTCTTTATCTGATGCAACAGCGTATGTGGGCTTCCCAAACGTCTCGTGGACTGGCACAATTACGGCACGGTGCGCATTGATCTATAACGACTCAGTAGTAGGCAAGCCCTCTATTGCGGTGTTAGACTTTGGAAGTGACAAAACGTCATCCAACTTCACGATCACAATGCCTGCCAATACGTCAACAACAGCGCTGATCCGCAGTTCATATTAAGGGTAGATCATGCCAAGTCTATACAGTGCTAACCTAAAGATAGAGCTGATGACCACCGGCGATAAGTCGGGTGTGTGGGGTTCTATTACCAACTCTAACCTTGGTAGCACAAGTTCTGCTGCATCGGGTTTGGAGCAGGCGATTGTTGGTACAGCTGTCTGCGCTACGGGCGACTTCACAGCTAACGTTGCTACGTATACACTGATTGATGATCCTGCTTATCAAGTTGCCAGAGCGTTTGTTTTGAACGTTACGGCCACCTTGTCTGCTCCGGGAATAATTAACGTACCAGCTATCTTCAAACCCTATCTGGTGTTTAACAACTCAGTAGGTGGTTTTGCGGTTACCGTCAAGGTTGTTGGTCAGACCGGCGTAAGTATCCCCAACGGCAGGAAAGCTTGGCTCTATAACAATGGTACAGACGTTGGCGTTGCGATGGACTACATGCCCACGCTGGCACTGGGTACTGCGTTACCTACAACTTCTGGCGGTACAGGCCAAGCCTCGTATACCGCTGGTGATTTGCCGTACTACGCTTCAGGTACATCACTGACCAAACTGCCTATTGGCTCAAACACATTTGTTCTGACATCTACAGGCTCAGCTCCTCAGTGGGTAGCACCATCAACTATTCCTGTAGGTACGGCTACTAACCTTGCTGGTGGTGCAACAGGTTCACTACCTTATCAGAGCGCGGCCAGCACAACGACATTCTTGCCGATTGGCACAACTAACTTTGTACTTACTGCTGGTGCTACAGCTCCTCAATACGTGGCGCAGTCTACATTGACAGCGGGCGCGGCTACAAACTTAGCAGGCGGCGGGGTCAATAGATTCCCCTACCAGACAGGCGCAGGCGCGACAACGTTCTTGGCAGCCCCTACGGTGGCAGGCTCTGTTATTCTATGGGACGGCTCAAACCTTGGCTGGGCACTGGGCCCAGCTTCGTCCTCTGCAGCTAACTTGGCTGGTGGCGGTAACTATACGGTGGTGTATCAGTCCTCAGTAGGCACAACTGCGTATTTAACCAATGGCACGACTGGACAGTTATTGACGGCAAATTCAAGCGGCGCGCCAGCATGGACTGCAGCCCCCGGAGCAGCAGGTAACTTGTTGACTTCTGATGGCGCTGGGGCATGGACTAGCGCTGCTCCAGCCGTAGCTGGCCCATCTACCGCCAAAACATACTTCATGGCCCAATTCTAAGGAAAGATCATGGCATCAGGAATTTTAGGACAGTCAGCCCCAACAGCGGCAACTCTGACATCTGTGTACACAGTGCCCGGAGCAGGAGTTAGCCGTGCGGTGTTTAACGTGTCAATGGTTAATACAAGCGGAGCCCCTGTCACGGTTCGTTTGGCTATTGCTGGTACAGCCACACCGAGTATTGCAGAGTACATTGAGTACGACACAGTGTTGCCCGGTAATGGCGTACTGGAGCGTGGTGGTTTGGTTGCCCAAACAGGTGAAATTGTGGTGGCTTACGCAAGTGCCGCCACTGTAAGTGTTTCAGTTTACGGATACGAGGAATAAGCTATGTCACGTTCAGCACCCGTTATTACTTCAACATTGCCCGTAGCACCGGGCACGTCAGTTGTAACCCCCATGTACACCAGCGTTGGATTTAACGCAGGCGACTACGTTTACCAATATGGCGCTAACTTGGTTGGCTGGCCTAAAGGCGCAACTGTAGGTGTGGGAATTACAGATGTTGCAATTGGCCCAACAACGTACACAAGCCCTATTCAAACTTCTGATTCACGCGCCGCAAGTTACGGCCCGTTTACCGATCAAATTGCATATGCAGGCACAACTGTAACTGCTGGTCAGATTATTGGCTCCCCTGTCACACTGCAAAGCGCTCGCGCTAGCGCTCTGGGCACTATGTGTGCAACACTGACAAATGGTAATGTTGCATATATTTTCTTTACGTCTTTAAACACGTTAGTTGGGGCTATTTACAATTCTTCTGGAGTTCAGCAAGGATCAAATGTAACTATTTCTACTACCGTTACACTTAACGATTCTAGGGCAATTGGCATATGCGCAGATAACAGCGGAGGTTATATTGTTGTTTATCTGGATAATAGTACTAATTATATTACCACCGCTAGAATAAACAGTTCCAATAGTATTACATATAACGCATCACAAATTGCTAATACTGGCGTATACTTTAAGGTTTGCTGTAGCACTAGTTATTATTCAATAGTTTATGTTACTGGCGTTAGCTCTTCGCAAGCTAACTGCGCAAACATTGCTTTAGGATCTAATAGCCTTGTTGGCACTTACACAGGTTCGTTTAGCGGTATTTATAATATTACTTGCGCCGCAACAGATGGTAATTCTGTTTATATGTTTGTTGGTGATAATGGCAATACTACTTGTTATTGGCGTTATATTGGTCAGGTCTCTTCAAACCTTATAGCATCAAACTCGTTGTCGGGTACTTGGCAATCAAACTACCCTTATATGTCCGCCACTAGCGGGTCTGCAACTACAAACTCAAATTATCCCGGCTCTTCTGTTTGGCTTGCGTACACAAATAACTCAAACCTACTTTATTTATACAGGTTTGCTGGTACAGCTGGATCATCTCCAACAAGTGTAACTCAAGTTATTGGTGGAACTTCCCCCTACACTCTTAATGAGTTTTCTATTTCTGGCTCTACCAACGGGTCTGTAATTTTTGTAGGAAGAGACGTTTCCACAGGGTTTATCAGATTTAACGCTTACTCTGCCACTGGAGCAAGTCTTGGAAGTAGCACCTTAATAAATTCAAATACACAAAATGCAACTGTGTGCGTTGCCGCCCAGCTTGGTTCTAAATGTGTTTTTACCTACGGTGCGGCTACAACAAGCTTCTCAACGCTTGGACAGGCTTGGTCTGCCTCATACACCAACGGCGTAACCCTGCTTACAGGCACAACTTCATACACACCGTCTAACGGGTATTATTTGTTGGGTGTATCTTTAACCACTGCGGCGGCAGGGTCAACCGGCATGGTCGCAACAAACGGCTCGGCTAATCTTTTCAACACATACCCAGTGCTACCTTCAAACATTTTGTTTGACTCTACAGGCACAGCATTTACAGCAAGGTCAGCAATTAACGCACAACGCGGTAACGTGATCGGCACCAACGTCACATTGAGAGGACTTGAATAATGGCAATCGCTCTTACATCAACAGCATTTAACCCAATCACTGGGGTGTTTGGCTCTGGTAACGTACAAATTTATGGTGGTCGAGGCACTACCACAGGGTCTTATACATGGACAGTTCCACCGGGCGTAGCCAAAGTACGAGTCCGTGTTTGGAGCGCTGGAGGCGCAAACTCCGGTAGTGGTGGCGGCTTTGCCATGAAAACCATTTTTGATCTGTCCGGGGTGTCTACCGTTGCCGTTACTGTAGGCGCTGGTAGCACTACTACGTCAGGCGGTACATCATCTTTTGGTTCTTATGTTTCCGTTACAGGCGGCGGCGCAAATGGAGGTGCGGTTGGAACCAGCACATCGGGCGACATTAACAGTTCTGGTGGAATTGGGACTGCAAGCAATGGTGGCGGCGGTGTTGGTAGTTTGTTTGGCGATGGCGGTGGCACTAATGGCGCTTTTGGTCAATCTGGCGGTTCTGGTGGTGGTGCAATGAGCTCTACCGTTTCTAGTACTGCTTCAGGTGGCGCTGGATTACTTGGCTCCGGAGGGCAATACATTAGCACTGGCTCGGCAGTTGCACTGATCACCCCCACTACAGGACTGGTAGGTCAGTTTTCTATTGATTTTATTGGTACTGGTGGGGGCGGATCCGCTCATCAATCCGGTGCTAACGGCGGCGGTGGTGGCTATGTTGGTTCGGGGGGATACCCCGGCGGGGGTGCGGGTACGGGCACTAGTGGTCAGTCAAGCGGCGCAGGCATGGTTATTGTGGAGTGGTAAAAATGAAAACAGCACGCATTCAAAACAACGTAGTCGCAGAGATTCTTGTCCCCGTTGAGGGCTTTATACTAGACCAGTGCTTTCACCCAAGCATTATTAACCAATGCCAAGAGGTCGAGGATGAGGTGCAGGCCGGATGGGTCAAGCAAGAAGACGGCAGTTTTGTTGCCCCCGAAGCTCCACCAGAAGAGCCTAGCGCTCCTGCCTGACCATGTGGGACTGGGCTGAAGCATTCATTGCCGCAGCCTGTGTAGTCTGCTTCGTCATTGCTTGTAGCTACATTATTCTTTGGGCATTCCCGTGATCGATCCGATAACAGCGCTAGCTGGCATACAGTCGGCTGTCAAACTCATCAAGCAGGCTTCAAAAACCGTTGATGACGTAGCTTCGCTCGGCCCTGTGCTGGGTAAGTATTTTGATGCCAAGTCTACTGCGTCCAAGGCGGCTGTAGAGGCTAAGAAAAAAGGTGGCTCTAGCATGGGTACAGCCTTGCAGATTGAGATGGCGCTGGATCAGGCGGCGGCTTTTGAAAAAGAATTACAGATGCTGTTCTTCCAAGCCAACAAGGTAGACGTTTGGAACAAGATAAAAGCTCGCGCACAGGCGATGGATGTGGAAGACGCACACAACGCTAGGCGTGAAAAGGAAACGGCTGAACGTAAAAAGAAAGCAGACCAAGAAGACCTAGAATTGGGGTTGCTGATTGGAGGGCTAGTTTTAGCCCTTTTGCTTTCTGCCTATGGAATCTTTGAGGTGCTAGACCATTGCGCTCAAAACAGGTGTGGTCGGTGAATGAATACCAGAAGCAAGCAGACATGGCGTTCAAGATTGTCGGTGCGTGGTGGGCGGCTAACTTGTTCCTTGACTTTATCAAGATACTGCCAAACTTTATTTCAGACAAGATTGTGAATGCGCTACTTGGAAGGATTGGATTGTGAGTGAAGAAAAGCCAGCAGACGTTTTAAGTAAGGTGTTGTCCTATGTGGATAGCCCATTCAAGTTGTTTGCCTTGGTGCTCATGGCGG